TCCCCGCCATGTTCCCTTATTGAGCTTTTTCCAATTGCTTGGATGGTCGTAGGCCCGGTAGATATTATAGCCCCTCGTTGCCTCGGGGTCGTCCACCCACCACAGGTCCCGGCTGCCAACATAACTCGAATTGATGACCAGTAATTCGCTAATCATTCTTCACCACCACCCAATCCCTTTTCACCTCTATCCACTCACCCGGTGGTATTTCATTCGCCTCACTGTAAGTGAATGTGAAGTCGGATATTTCCGGCAATCCATTGAATAACCACTTCGTCCCCAGCATGATGTTCTGGAGGTGAGTGCAGACTAGAACCTCCCCATCCTCGGGAGCTTGATAAATGATTTGCTTAATGGCTTCTATCAACTTTTCGAGGAAAGTGTTCATGGATTCCCCACCCTTGGGGAACAAATCCCGGCCCGCTCCCGTAGCAAGGATTCCCAGTACATCCTTTACTTCATCTACAGGTTTGCCATTCATAATGCCGTAGTCTCGGCTTTTGAGGCCGTCTAGTTTATCTACCTTTAACCCATACTCATGGGCTACAGTGGTTGCCAATATGGAAGCCCGCTCCAATGGGCTGGAATACACCTGTTTGATGCAGCAGTATTGACCCCTTAATTTTTCAACTATCAGTGGTATCTGAGCGAATCCAGCCGGGGACAGAGGGATGTCAAGCGCCCCCCGGAGCCGAATTGGCTCCATGTTGTAGGCCGTCTGAGGATGACGAAGAAAGATGATTCGCTTCAAGTCCTACCTCGGTTTCTTACAATAAGGGCATTTTACCGGCTCATCCGAATCAGGGCAGAAGTCTTGCCCACTGGGTAGGATGAGAGCGTCTTTCACGCCCGTGATAATGATGCGCCAAGTCCCGTCCGGCCGCCCCGTCATTGATATCTGAGGGTTATCACCGTTATCTCCGAGGATATGGAGCATATTCCTCCTACAAAGATGGTTTACAAAGTAAACATTCTGGGTTAATCAACCCTCGGTTGACATGCCAGCGAACATGTTGGGCTTTCCTACGGCTGTTTCTTTCAATGCTGATTTTGGCGGCCCTTTGCTTGGCTTCCCGTGTTCCAGCCCTGCCCCCCAGTATGTGGGCCTCGTGGGACAGGCGTGCTGACATTTCTTTGGGGTGCTCTGCCGCATACTTCCTACAGCCTTCGGCCCGTGGTGCTTCGTCCTGCAAGACACGGGCAGCCTTAATCTTGTCGATAGTCTCTTGTGATGTAGGATGCCCTTTCATAATCTCACTCCAGTGTTCCCGGAAGTTCGGTTGCGCCCATCTTTGTTTCAGAGCTTCGGTCACCTTGGCTCTCGCCGCAGGTCCGTGCGGCCCCGTGAACCCCTCCCCTCTCCGGCATATGTTGTAGCCATATTCAGGGTCAGTTGCCCTAAGAAATTTGATGAAGTCCCGCTCCGTCTCGTCTAATTCGGATTTTGTTTGGATGTCGGCCCGGAGGGCGTGTATGGACCAAGAAGAGGGAAGGGGATGCTTACGCATGGAGTTATAAAGACGGGAACGACTGGAGATTCCCTTTTGAGCGTGATGAAACTTCTGCTGTAGGTATTTTTTTAGGTTGTTCCCCTTATGCTGACCGACATAGTACTTCCCAGTCTCGTGGTTGACAATCAGATAGATGAACATACACAACCCCCTCATATAAATACCGAGAAAGTTGTTTTTCTATCCGAGGAGCCAACGCTGTTGTCTTAATCCTGCACTGTAAGGCCGGATAGCGGTAATCAGGGGTGCCCATTCTTGGAACTCCTGACCATAGCTTTGGGATAAACTTAGGTAAAGACTGGACTTGTTGATGTCCAAGCTTACCCCATTCAAGCTGTAGCTGAACTCATCAGCCGCCCAACGTGCGCCCTCAGCGGACAAACAGGATGCCGCCGCACCCACTGCTGCACAATTTCCCCAATCCTTTGGAAGGTTCTCAAGGCTGTAATTCGTCAAGTTCTTAGGGTTCCACGTGTTCAACTTGCTAATGTTAATGTCAAGCATCCTTAGTATAGTGGAGTCAAGCCAGATATACCCTACACGAGTGGTGTACCCGGCAACCACCTTCCCCGGCGTCGGTGGACGGAAGTGGTAGTTGCGGTCTGGGTTGGTATCGCTGATGAGTTCCCGGACTGCCATAATGGCCGGTGTGTACTTATTCTTGGTCAGGGCTTGCGGTGTAATAATGACAGAGGGAGCCTCGAAGGCGGAATCAGCCGGGTCGATGGGCTGAACGACGAAATCCTCATAGACCCGTGTTTCCGGCTCTCCTTCATATTGGATAAGATACCAGACCAGCCGGAAGATTCCCCGCCACAGGGTGGGTATGGTCATGTTGACCCAGTAAGCCCCCACGGAGGCCCGGCGAGGGCACATCCGGGGTTCAGTGGAAAGAATGAGGCTATCTTCGGGCAGCCGCCCCATGTGGTTTGGTTGCTCGGCATCATACTCATATGCCCGCTGCCCCACTTCGGGGATCTTTTCCGTTATCTGAAATATTGAATAGGAGATTGACACGGGGTCAACCATCCGTCCTTTGGAATCCCGGACAAGGATACTAAGGTCCCCCGGTCCCAGTGTTTTCCCTTGATTAAGTGTCTCCATCTGGCTCTCCTGCCTAAAGAAACGGAAAGTCAATCGAACTAGAAAATAGACTATGGCAATCTATATTGATACACCATGGCGGAACTCATACAGTGCCGAAAATGTAATACCCCTAAGTCTGAGGAGGAATTTCAACTATTCCGTAATGGAGATACGGTTGGTCGTAGACACGTATGTAGAAGATGTAGGAACTCTCGAATCATGGCTACCACAAGTCCAACAAGAAGAAATGAGTTGTTTAAGAAAAGAACTGAGAATCTTCCGGGTTGTTGGCTTATTAAATATCGGTACAAAATGACTCAAGAGGAATACGCTGCTCAATTTGAAAAGCAAGGTGGTGTGTGTGCAATCTGTAAAAGACCCCCCACAGCATGTCGTGCCAAACGAAGGTTGTGTGTGGACCATAATCACAAGACTAAAAACAATCGAGGGCTTCTTTGCACTTCTTGCAATGTCATATTGGGTCGTTTAGAAAACAATCCCGGACCTTTGGAAGCTTTTATTAGATACGTGGCAGAGTGGAAAGAAAAAGAGGAAATCTAACTATGGCTATATACGCCTTCCGCTGTGATACCTGCGGAGTCCTTGTTGAAGAACTCATGCCCATGAACAAGGCCACTTTTGAAGACCGCCCCTGCATCCGACCCAACTGTAAAGGAAAATGCGTCTACCAGCTTAAGGGTGCGCCGGGCCTCAAGACAGACAATATGTCAAATCCCACTTTTGATGTGGTGGTGGGAGCAGATGCCGAAAAGCGCTGGGAGAAAATCCATGAGCGCCAAGCAGTTAGGGACAAAGTTCGCAAGGAGTCGGGGGAAAAGGCCCTCATCGCCACAAGCAGTGAGAGCTACCGTACCCTGCCGGGCACCAAGCTCCGGGAGGTGGTAATTCCACCCTCGGCGCAGCCCAAGGTTCTGGGGGAATGAGGGTTTATCTCTTGCAATCGAAGCAAGAATTAGACTTTCATCCCCATAGTTGAGGAGCAAGAAATAAATGCCCGTTCAGCGGCCTAATAGCTGAAAATTGAGGAGACTTACTATGGCACTCTTTGGAAGCTATGCACCCCCCGGAGTTTACACCTCGGTTATCATTTCTGGAGCGGGTCAGCCCCTCTTTACGAACAACCGTATCCCGGTCATCATCGGTGAAGGACAGGAGTTCTTTGAACAGGACAACGTGGAGCTTTTCCGTGGTTCGTCCTCTGTCGCTAGCCCGCAGGTGGTGAACGAGAATATCTCCAACCAAGTCACGGCAATCACCAATACCCTCCATACCACCTATTTCCCGGTGGTCACAGCGGCGGCAGTTGGTCTGGCAGGTGGAGGAACTGGAGCGGGAACGGTCACCAATGACCCCAGTCAGGTTCAGATAACCATCGACGGCGTGCCCGGCACGGTTATCTCCCTCGTGGGTCAGACAGGCGAGTTCACCACTCAAGAACTCATCACTCCGGGTCAGAACGTGGAAATCAGTTACTATTTCGCCCGGACCGATACCCTCATTACCAATGAGGATGACTCGGACCAAGTTCCCTCCTTTGCCACACTGACGATTTACAACAACATCGCCAGTCCTCCGGGCGGCGACTCCATGGTCATCAGCACCAAGCTCCCCGGCGTTACAGGCAACCTTGTCAGTCTCACCATCTTCGATGACACCCTGTCTTCGCCTCCGGGTATCGGCGTGCTGGACACACAGGCGGTCAGCGGAGCCGGTACGGACCATATCAGTATCGACATCGCCGAGGTCGGCGGCGGCAAGCGTACCCTTGAGGACATTTATAACCTCGTGCAGGCGGGAATTCCCACCTTGGACGCTGGTTACCTCACGGCGACTCAGCCCGCCATCCAATCTCCTCCCATCCCGGCTGCAACCATCTCCCCGACTTTCCTCTCGGGTGGTGCAGGACCCAACACCAACACTGTTTTCAAGGTTGAGCATGTTCCCATCGTAGACGGTAGCGGCGGTGGGGTGGTCACTACTGACCCCAGCAAGGTTACAGTCACAGTGAACGGCACCCCCGTAACGGTCTCCGCCGTTAACGGTGCGGAAGGTCTCGTCACGGTTAAGAATCCCGTGGCCTTCCCGTCCACCGTCACCATCACCTATTACACCAACACTTACCAGAACACCTATGACATCATTCCGGCGCAGAATGTCACCTCCATCATCGAAGTTGGTTTGGGACCTAACCGGGCCGATTTCGTCCAAGATACGGACTACAATCTTGGTCTGGATTCAGTCGGAAATGCGGTCATCAACTGGGGCGCAGGCAGTCAGACCTTGGTGGGAAGTTCCACCACGGGCTTTACTCCCTTCGGTCCGACTCAGATTCTCACCACCCTCGTGGATGAGAAGGTGTTCCTCCGCACTTGCACGGGAGTTGCCAACGGCAAGAACCTCACGTTCACACTGCCCGATAGCCCCGTGGATGGCAGCGGTCTCGGCAGGGTAACTGACAACCCAGTCAAAATCATGGTCTTCGTCGGCACCAACCCCGTGGAAGCTCTGGGTAACTACTATCCCGGCACTTCCGAGCGGGTCATTCAACTGACCGGAAGCACGGGGAGCTTTACTCTCTACAACGCTCCCGGCGCTGGAAACAACGTGTATGCCAGTTACTACCGCAACACGCTGCATGACCACTCCTACACACTCACTGTGGTCAACCCCGGCATCCCCGGACAGGGCACTTATAAGATGAAGGATGAGGTAGGACGTATTCTGCCGGTGGTATCGTTTGATGCCGTCCACAGTGTCGTCACCGAATCCGGTGCTTTCAATCAGACAGATATTGTGTGGCCTTTCGCTTTCCCGGACCTCTATGATTCTCCGGGTGAAGTGGATGAGACTGTCACCTTGACGTTCCAAAATGATGAATACACCAAGGATGCTAATCCGGGCGCACAGGCATACCTCTTGGCACAGGGAATTCTCTTCTTCTCTACGACCCCCGGTTCCGGTGGAGATGCCATCACAGTCGCTTTCAATACCACGGGCAGCTACGGTGTCAGCGTGGTTGGAAACGCCATCACCTTCAACGGTGTGACGACCACCAGCCAAGTCATCGACCTCGCCGGTTCCGGTATCAGCACCACCTTTGGAACGGTACTTGCCAACCTTAAGACGGCAGGGACCATCCAGACTGCTGCTCCCCTGAACCTCGCTGGCGGTGTGGACCCCAGTTCCCCGGAGCCTTATGCTCTCCGGTACCTCGTTACCTCCAGCAACCCCAAGGGTTCGGGTTCCGGTGGAGTAGGCACCAATGTGGGCTACCTTGACCAGACGTATGTTGACGAAATCACCGGTCTCAAGTTCACCATCGTCAACCCACAAGATGCCCTTGACTACGGATACACCAGTCTCCCGACGCCCCAGTACAACTTCCAGCCGGGCGACACACTGGTATTCGATGTCAGCAGCGAAACCCCCCGTGTAACGGGAACCGTTTACGTTCCTTTCAGCACGGCGGAGCCGAACAACTTGGTAGCCATCGCCGGTCTCCACACCGAAGTCATTACCACTTTTGGTGCCAACGCCGGGGATACCGCCATCATCAACACCTTTGCTCCGTCCGCCAATCAGCCGAGCATCGGTGAGTACTACTACGTCAGCTTCCAGACCGAAAAGACGGCAGCGGACATGGCAATCACCCTTTATACCAACCCGTCCGACGCTTACGCCGCCTACGGTCAGCCGAGCACCATCAACCGGGTGTCGCTCGGTATTCAGTTGATGACTCAGAACGGCGCACAGCAGTTCGGCGTCATTCAGGTCCCGAAGCAAGCCGGTCTCAATGTGGCCTCGGACGCTGACTTTATCAGCGCCATCCAGACCTTGACAACCGCCCTGCCCGGAACCAACCAGAAGGCGAATGTCATCGTTCCTCTCAGCGTGAGCACCACGGTTCACCAGTTCTTGAGCCGTCAACTCATCACGCAGGCAACCGTTCGTAACAAGGGCGAGGCCATCGGCTTCGTCGGCTACAGCACTACCACCTCCGCCAACCAAGCAAGTGCCAACGCCGTTGCCTTGAAGAACGCCCGCATGATTGCCATCGGTATGCCAGCGGCGGGAGTTCTCATCACCAACAGCCAGACCGGGCAGCAGCTTGAGTACGCCGTGGACGGCAGCTTCATGGCAGCCGCTCTTGCCGGACTCAATGCCAACCCCGCCAACGATGTGGCGACCACCCTCACCAATCAGAACTTGGTTGGGTTCAGCCGCCTGCTCGTGCAGTACGACGACACGACCATGAACCTCATGGCATCGAATGGTCTGGTAGTTTTGACCAACAACAACGGGGCACTCAACGTGCGTCACTACAAGAGCACCGACCCGAGCAACCCCATCACTTCCGAACCGACCTGCACCACAGTCACCGACTACGTGGCTCAGCAGTTCCGTGCAGACCTTGCACAGTTCATCGGCAGGAAGTTGGTCACCGGACTGACCACGGATATTCAGGTGGTCTGCAACTCCCGGTTGGTCTCCTTGGTGAATAACCAAATCATCAGTGGATACAAGAGCCTATCCGTGGTGCCGGACCCGACCGACCCCACTACGGTGGACGTGACTGTGACGTTTAAACCTATGTTTAGTTTGTTATATATTTCTGTGACGTTTACTGTCACAACTACTCTCTGATAGGACCGAGAAATGATGAAGTTTTGCAAAATGTGCCGGACTGAGAAAGAAGTGAACGAGGCGAATTTCCATCGCCTTGCTCGCTCTTCGGATGGGTTTGACCGTTATTGCAAATTATGCCAAAACAAAAGAGGTCTTCATCGGTACCATTCAGAAAAAGGACCTGAAATCAGGAGAAAGAACACCATAAGGAATTTTCGTCACAAATACGGAATAACAATAGAGGACAAACAGAAGATTCTTGAGGCTCAAGGTTTAAAATGCGCATGTTGTGGCTCTACAAACTCAGGAAACAAAAACGGGTGGTCGTTGGACCACAATCATCAAACCGAGGAAATCAGAGGGGTCTTGTGTCATTCATGTAATGTCGCTCTTGGGTCAGTTAAAGATTCCGTTTCTCGCCTTGAATGCTTGATAACTTACCTGAATTCCCACAAACCTCTTGTTATGAAGGCGGTGGCGTAAAATGCAAGTAACCCCTGTTATTACTCAAGCAAACGGCATCCTCAGTATCCGTTTACAGGCTACGTTTGTCGGCGACCCAACGGATGCCAGTGATAAGGCCCTCATTGCGGCATATGGCGACCCTCAGATTTCCCTCGTGGGGAATGGAACTTTCGCCAATGTTCCCGTTCCAGGTTCTAGCCCCCCGGCAGTTTTCAGCTTTGTCTTTCCATGCAGTCAGTATTACGTGGGGATAACCACCCAGATGTCTTCCAAGACGGTAAAGTTTATGTCCGCTTTGCCCAGCAGTCCGCCCGTCAATAATCCCAATCGTCATGCACCGATACAGGGTGAATTAGATTGCATTACTCCTTATCCGTCAGCGGCCTTGGAGGCTTGGTGGACGGCTATGCAAGCGGAAATCACGGTCGCCCTAACGGCACTGAGGAATCAGAGCTTAGTTCCCTCACTGCCTTCGGTGGACATTTAGGAGACACATGAAATCGCATCTCGTATCACATCGCAAGCAGGCAAGGATTCTGGCTACTCCGCAGACCATCCAACAGGCCGCTCAAGAGGCGGAGGGCCTCATCGCTATCATGGAATCTACTGGAGATGCTCGTCTCCAGCAGATGCAGCAGGTAGCCAAGTGGTTGAAGAACGTGGCAAGCAACGCCGCCATGCAAAATCAGCTTGATGACCAAGCTTATCCTCAATTTGCTCAGCAGGCGGAAAAGTATGTTCGGTGGGTAAGCCAGATGAGTAACCTACCCCAGTTTCAAACTCACGGTATCGAACAGACCGAGATGCCGCCCGTAGCCTCCCAGACCGCCGCCAAGAAGCGGGGCGCTGGTAGTGCCGGTGAGAATTGGGTCACCGACCGTAACGAAAAGGCAGAAGCCAAGGAACCTGTGAAGGCGGAGGTTCCTCGTGTGGCAGCTAAGAAGGTTGCCCAGCCCGGAGCACTGGCCCCCGCCGCAGCACCAGCCGCTCCTGCCGCCGCAGGCGCACCCGCTGCCGCCCCGGCACCACCGCCCCCGGCCCCTCTAGTAACCAAGCCGGGAAACGGTAACATCTCCGCTGATATCAAGCAAATGAGCAGCGAGTCACTTTCCAACATCGTCACCGCTATCTCCAAGGGTCTTGACCCCAACGACAAGGCGGCGTGGGACTTTGTGCAATCCCTTAGTGGAGAACTTAAGACCCGTCCCGTGGAAGTAGAGCAGGGAGCCGCTCGGTCGGCATCGGTGAAGACTGCTTTGGGCCTTTACGATGACACCCCAGTGGGAGCAGAAGTACCGGGAGAAGAAATGGAAGAAGAGCCAATGGGAACCGGGCCGGGCAAGTGCCCGCAATGTTATTCCGCTACCATCAATGGCACCTATTGCCATGAGCGGGGATGCCCTAACGAAAGGAAAGTCTGGGACCCCGAAGTTGGAGATTGGGTCCGGGAGTCCGAGTGTCCCGAGTGCGGCGGCAAGTTAAGAGAAGGGGAGACGTGCAACTGTATGGAACCCATGAATGAAGAACCGACCGACATGCAGCACTTCTGCTTCGGTGGACTCAACACCGCCTCCGTTGACAAGCAGTCAGCCGAGGACGCAAAGTTCGAGCGTTGCGTGCATCACGTAAAGGAGCAGAACAAGGAAGAAGGCGGCAGTGAGAAGAAGCCATACAATCCATGGGCCGTCTGTCACCAGTCTGTAGGCTCCAAGTCGGGAAGCATCAAGGTCGCAGTGACTCCGCCCGGCATCAGCGAAGAAACGGCGCACGACATCAAGAAAGAATACCCCGGTGAGAAGGACAAGGCATATGCCACGATGTGGGCTATCCACAATAAGCAGAAGGAGAGCAGTGTGTCTCCACACGAAGTTGCTTATCAGGCATACCGGGAAGGCAAGCTCTCTACCGCTGACTGGACGAAGATACAGGCAGCACAGGCAGAGATTGTCAACACCATCACCGCCGCAGGCGATGCGGGCGGATGGTTTATCCATGATGAGGAAACCGGTGACGTTACGGAAAGCGGTGGGGCTACACCCGAAGTAGAGGAAGCCCACAAGTTGGAGGATGAGGCCCCGGCGAAGCTGGACCGTCCCGAGACCACCGAACCCATCAAGCTTAATGACAACCCCTTGAACAGCAAGTCGGCTACCGAGAAAAAGCGGGATGCCAGCACCGCTCTCAAGAAGGTGAAGTCTCTCGCCGATAAACTCCAGAGCATGTACCTTGATGCCAAGGAAATCACTCAGGTCAACGACAGCCGGATGGTCCGGGAAGCCGTGGAAGCCATCTTCCTTGCCTATGACCTGCTCGGTCAGGCAGCCAAGGTTCTTGGCAAGCAGGAGATGCAGGAGAAGGCCGAAGAGGAGGCCGTCAAGGTGAAAGAAAAAAGCAAGAAGTCCTCGATTCTCGGTGACCTGATTCTCGCTGCCGAGGAAGAAGAACGTTGTGAGTCTTGTGGCAAAGAACTAAGTGGTTCCGAATCTGAGCTTTGCCACCAGTGCGCAAAGAAACAACGGAAGGGTGAAGGACCGAAAAAACCTTCCAAGAAGGACTGGTAATTGTAAGGAAAGAAACTTTCGGGTTTTTGAATAGAACGCCGCTCGGCGGCAATGGAGGAAGATATGGCGCAAGGTGGTTACATCTATCAGCAGGGAGCAAGCCCTCAGACGGAATCGGTGATTTCGTCTCGCTTCAAGATTTTCACCGACGTGGTGGGCGTGGGCAAGTTTGTCAAGTTGGGCGTCACCTCCCAGTTCAACATTTCTGAAACCCGCACGGTGGAGACCATCCGTGGTTTGGGGTACGGCGACCAAGTTGCCGAACTCGTGCCCGGCGTCACCGAGCCGTTGAGTATCACCATCCAACGGACCTGTCTCTATCTTGCCAACATCATGCAGGTCTTGGGCTACAAGGCTGGCGTTAGCGGCGGTGTGAGGTCCATCCGTCAGCATCGTTGGCCGTTTGACATCAAGACGGAAATCGTGTTCAGCCAGTTGGCGTCCACGACTCCCGGAACCCCTACCCCCAATTCGGGCGGGGCACAGCCAGACCTTACCAACGCCGACATCCCCAACGAGGGCGGGTTTAACAACTTAGGCAATCCGGGCCTCTTCGCCGTTGCCACGGTGTACGAGGGCTGCTGGATTTCCAACTACACGACAGGCTACGTTATCGAAACAGCGGCAGTCAATGAAAACGTCACGGTCAGTGTCACGGACATCTTCGATGTCAGCGGCACGGTTTATGGGGAATTTTTGGATAGTGGGTTAGGGCCGGGAGACGCCACGGGTCAAAGTCTTTTATATTCAATAAGTTAGAGTTTTTAGACTCCGGCTTTGTTCATTCTTTAATGCAAGTTTCGGTATTGTGACTTTCCGAGTATTAGACAAAAGCAGTCTAATACTCGGAGGTCTCTTTGTTCAACGTCTATAAGGTTATCAATCTTCTCAATCGCCGTTACTACTACGGCGTTCACGAAACTAATAATCCAAATGACAATTATCTTGGCTCGGGGATTGCCATTAAGCGTGCCGTCAGGAAGTATGGTAAGCATAACTTCAAGAAAGACATCCTATTTACATTTAAGGTTTCCGCAGAGGCATATACGAAGGAGGTAGAATTATTACGGAATGCCCGGCAGGACCCGCTTTGCTACAATCTGCATGAAGGCGGCAAGGGTGGTTTCAAATACATCAACGAACAAGGGTTGTCCGACCCTAGAAAGGCCGGTCGTATCGCTAAGGAGAAAGGCAATACAGGGCGACCAAGGGGTTCAAAGAACCATTTCATTTCCATCCTTCCCGATTCTCACCTTCTATGTCGGTATGGATGCGGGTTGGCCGCCGCTTTCTTGATTGGAAATAAAGAAAACCCCTGCTGTTCCAGCCATCACGGGGCATGTCCCGCCTATTGTCAGTGTAAGAAAAAGATGATATCCAAGCCTATAGATGACTCCTCTAAGCTGTGTTCTTACGGCTGTGGTACCAATGCCAAGTTTTTGTTAGGGAAATATGAGAGGCCGTGCTGTTCTAATACTTTCTGTGAATGTCCAAGTCATTGGAAGAATCTACGGACTTTTAGTGATGCGGAAATTAAGCGAAAGACAAAATATACTCTTCTTGCTAGATATGGTGTAAGCAACCCTATGCTTAGTTCAACTTTACTATCAAAACGAGATACCACTAACTTGGAACGTTATGGTGGGCGTAGTCCTATGTGTGACCCGAAGGTCGGGAAGAAACAGGCAAAGGCCCAGAGCCACCCCCGTAAGAAACACATTGAAATAAATTCTCATTTATCAGTACCTTAAACAGCAATCAATTCTTTGTGAGTAGGAGGCGTGGTTAATGTCCAGCCCCGTAACCCGAGAACAGGTTTGGGTTAACGTTTCCCCGGAGTATAAATGCTGGCGGCTCGTGTACAACTCCACGACCAAGCGGGTTTTTATCCTCTTTGAGAAATCGGGACTGAGTAAGACCATGCAATCGTTGTTCTGTTCTACTCGAACAGATGGTGAGCCGGGTGCGGTAAGCAGTGCTGAGGGTAAACAGGAATGCCTTGACAAGGTTGCTTCCCTTGGTCTCGTTCTTACCAAGTCAACTGTTGTGGAGTGAGTATGCCCTATTACCAGACAGCAATGACCGACAGAAAATGTTCCAAGTGCGAAAAGACCATTCCCGCTGGGGCACAATTCATCACTCTTCCCACAATTACCCGAATGACGTTGTACACCTGCAAGGAATGCAATGAGGGTTCGGCTAAGAAGGCGTAATGGCTACATCGGTCGGTCTAATCATTGGAGTACTCGCTGCTATTCCCATAGGCACTTTACTGTTTATGGGATTGGCAAGGGCCTGTTCCCCCCACTCTCTCCAACAATCTGCTACATCTTCGAGAAGGTCCTTTTGTGAGGAAGCCGCATCCTCTTCCCCGTTCGTAGGGGACTCTCTCCCTCCACTGGTTAACGGTGGGGTCTGCTATATCTCCCTTATCATTAAAGAGAAACCAGTGAGTTCCTCGGGAACCTCGTAGTACCCCCGGCCTGTATCCTCTTGATTTACCCCATAGATAATAAAGGGCTTCTGTTGCCGTGTAACAATGGCCGAAAGTGGGGTCATCACCCGGCTGGCGTTTCTCCAGCCACTCTTTTTTCAACAAATCGTCGGATAAGGCTCGCTGCAAGAGCCTGATGGCTCTCTTCTTTGTCATCCCCATATTGCTTGATACTGAAAATCAAAGCTATACGGTGCTTTAATGAGGAGAAGTATCTCCATATGTTTATAACCAAACCGCACAGCCCCTTGCTCATAAAAGCCGAAATGCTTCCTGTCCCCG